AGCAGATTGCCGAAGTTTTCCCAATTCACTTCACGAACAAGGCCAGTGATACCATTGGCAAATTTAGCACCAAGGTTCTTCCAGTCGATTCCTTCCAGAAGTTGGTTTGCAGTATTTACAATAGTATTCATACCAGCTCCAACGGTACGTCCCATCAAATCCCAGTTGATATTATCAACAAGGCTGTTGAAAGTCTGGGTGAACGCACTGGTGAATTTAGTGATGTACGGGCCTACGTTATTCCAGTTAATGAAATCATAAAGCTTTTGCATTCCCCAGTTGATGCCATCAGCCATGATTTTTCCAAGGCCTTTCCAGTCTTTTCTCTTAAAGGCATTTACAATGGCATCTGCCATTTCATTTGCCCTGTTGGACATTTTCTTGAATGCTTCGTCCCATGCTTTTTGATATGCAGATAAAGCATCGTTCAAAGCTGCATCAAGTGCTTTGATATGCCCCAAACCGCCTTTTCCAGAGCCAGAAGATGGATTACTTGTACTACCAGAATCAGAATTGTCATTAAGCTGATTCAGTTCATCAAATGAAAGAACTGACAATGTTTTTTTGAGTTTTTTAGCATTCTTATTTGCAGTATCAATAGAATCACTGGCATTATCCATATTATCTGCAATATCTCCGGTATCTACAGAAATACCACCAGTAGATGATACAAAGTTAGACAGTTTGATTCCAAGAAGTTTTGCAATATAAGCGAACATTCTTTGTATTGCGATTACTATTGCATTGATATATGGAAGTACTGTTTGCAGTATAGGAATGAATAAGGAACCTATTGTTCTACCAAGGGATGCAAAGTTAGATTGAAGCATACGAATCTGATTTGCCGGTTGATTTCACTTTGTTATCGTAAAGGCTTTTTATCCTCTACTTCTTATGGTTTCCCATAAGGTCGGCGTACATTTTCAACCATAAAAATAAGACGTATTTCTACGTCTTATGGTTGTCGAGCACTCTTGGGAGAATTATATTTATTCATCTCCTACGCTCTACGGTGTCGCATAGCCTTTCGCTATCTATGCGATTACCTCGGTATTGCCATGCTGAATATTGATATAATCATCACACTTGCACCAGTAGAATCCTCTACATTTGTGGCCGGTGTTTATTGCTTTATGAATTTGTTTGTGTACTTTTGTTTCTTCTCCTAGAAACCTCGCTGCTTCAGAACAATTATTAAAATGATTTATTATTTTCTTGTTCTGATCTAATTGGAATATTCCATTACCCTCTGATATTCCTTTAAACTTATAATTTTGATTTTCGTCATAGTTATCTGCGTAAATCCATTGATAACCACCACTTCTTTTTATTTTACCAGTTAAACAAGAAGATATATTAGCTCTTCCTATTCCAATCTTTTTGCTTGCTTCTGTTATGGAATTGAAAGTGTTTATAAAATTTCCATCAAGATCTAGCTGTATGATACTTCTTTTGCGAGGTGATTCTGCCCTTTGATACGCTTCTATGGAGTCAATTTTATTTTCGACTTTGTATCTCCATTGATAACCACCAGATTGTTTAGTAATTCTATTGGCACAATCTCCTATATTATGGCGCCCTATTCCAGTACATACTGAAGCATGTTGGCAGCTTAGAAATTCTTGAATATAATTCCCATCTAAGTCATACTGAATAACCGGAAGTGAATTCCACGAAACACCGCCTTCGCCGCCCAATGTTATATTGTACCCATTTGAGTTTTTTGAATGAATACATGTATTAAGCTTTTTTATCCAGTATATTTCTTTTTCCTTTATTTCATCATCGGTTTTGGCACAATCAATGATTTTCCATTCAAAATTTTCAATTCCATATTTCTTTAAAGCTCTATGGAAAGGAATATCATTATTAATGTCATAAAAATGCTCTTTTCTTCTTTTTTCAAAATTATAAGTTTTTCCAACGTATATTTTCCCGTTGATTTTATTAGTTGCTGTATAAATTACAAATTCTTTTTTCAATCATATCACCTGTATTTATTATAACACAAATACAGTATTCAGTACAGGTTTTACCGATTTTACTCGATTTTCACTAACACATTACTATGTTAGGCGACAAATGATAGTTCGCAAAAACCATCGTCTATCGTGTTTGACAAATCAGCCCATGCATACTTAGAGTTGTTCAGCAAGATAATCGTTCTCAAAATCGTTTTATCTGCCTGAGATAACTTTGATATGCTGGTGTCGATTCCCAGATTGTATAATTCTTGTTGCATATTAGCATTACGGATATTGATGCCGTACTTGTCCATTGCACGGCTCATACCAGTCAAGCCAGATGCCATGTCCTGCCATACATCCTCGAAGTCCATGTTTCGTACAGAAGCAAGGTCAGCACCAATCATAGTGAGTGCATTAGACAATTTTAAGGCAGTCTCTGATGTATCGCCCATAGATGATGCCATCTGTGCAAATGTTGCCTGATACTGCATTGTTTTTTCTGGGTCAAGTCCAAGACTAGCGGTATTGGTTCTAGCAAGTTCACCAGTATCTGAAATTTCGAATCCTGTCAGTTTCTGTGAAAGCTGTTTTGCCCTTTCCTGGAATGAATTTGCATATGCTTCAGCGGATTTTATGCCACTTTTTTTCCATTCGTCAGTGTTGATTCCTTCTGCCACCTGATTGAACGCAGAGTTGAAATAGTTCAGAGTCTCTACATAGTTCATTGCGGATTCTACTGGCGATGTCAGAACATCTAATGCTCTTTTTACGAGGAAACCTTTGGCGTAAAGAGTACTCAACTTATCAGTTACTGAACTCATAGGATTTGACAATCTTCTTATTTTTTCACCAGCTTCAGAAGATGCATTTCCAATACCTGCGATTGCAGATACAGCTTTTCCACCTAAAGAAATAGCTTTTGAAGCAAATTTTTGAAAAGCATTTGTCAGCCCATTGATTACAGTACTTGCTTTTGAACCTAACGAAGAAATCGTGTTAAATGAATTCGAAACGCTATTTGTGGCACGCCCTACTTTGCTTCCAGACGATGCTAATACTGCAAGAGCTTCTGTCATTCTTATTGTGTTCGAACTGATATCTGGTGCGCTTTTCATTACGTCAAAAAACTTCAAAACCTCTTGCGCGAGAGTTGATAATTGACTTGCAGTCTTTCCAGTTTTATCTCCTGCACTAGCTAATTTTCCAAGAGAAGTAATAAAAGCATTGGTGGATGCTGATACTTCGCTCATAGAGCCTAATTTAGTAGCCGCATTATTTAAACCTGTCGCAAGATTCGGAAGTTCCTTTGATACATTGCCGATATACTGTCCTGTACCGGCAAGTTTAGCTATAGCGGTTGTGAACCGGCTAACGCTCGGAGAAACATCTGGAATAGCATCAAGTTTCTGCATCTCGGTAAGAATTTTACCTAATTTCCCTGTATCAAACTGGCTGAAATCGGATTTTCCAAGACGATTGATAGCGTTTATAGCCGCATTCAATCCATTTGCTTTAAAATTCACGCTACCTAAACTTTTTAAAGAATTGGAAAAATTATTTAACCGGCTTATGTCAAGATTTCCAAAGGCAGTGTTTAATGTATCTAATTTTTTTACAAGGTTATTAATAGACCGCACCGCCTGAGTTGTGCTACTCTCTATTTGTATATTGAGGGTATCTATGGTATTATCGGCCATTAAAGCACCTCCTTTTAATCAAAAAAATAAAGGGCAGACAAGACTTTTAATCCTGCCTGCCCTCGTCATTATTACCATGATTCAGCTCAAAATTTGCTTGCATGAGTTGCAATGTCATGAGCAACCTGTCACGTTGCCGTTTCTTTTCTGTTTCAGAAAGATTCTCTTCATCCTCTTGCTTTTGCTTTTCGGCTGTTTGTGAAAATGGTTCTTTAAGGTATTCAGCCTTTGACTTTTTACCAATAAGCACATTTGCAACCGCAGTCTGAACTGCACACATCGTGTACATGTTGAACTGCCATGCTTGCGAATCAGCCATTTTTTGTTTTAATTTGTAGGCTTCCATATATGGTTCTAAATCATATGGTGTAGAATCCATAAACTTTTCTTCTGAAACACCGATTGATAAATACAATGGAAGTAACTTTTTATAAACTACTTCTGGAAAAGTTAGCTCTTCTTCTTGTGATCCTGCGGAGTCTTCGGAAGTTTCTTTTCTTCCTCCGATTTCTCCTCCATTGCTTTTACCATTCCGGATAAAAAACCGTTCTTTTCAAGCTCCTGACTTGCTTTTTCAAATAAAGTAAATCCATTATGAGGATTTTCCTCTGTGGATTCATCTTCGTAGTCGTCCAGAAGATCGCACACTTTATCGTATGCAATTTTCTTTTCTTCTTCGGTTTCATATCCGAATTCATCCTTGTGCTTTTTTTGCAATCCTACTAGAATCAGTTCTGGAAGCATTTTAATCATATCTTTCGGATTGTTGATTGCTCCCATAGAAGACACTTGTGTAAGAATGTCTGACTGAGTAAGTACGCCATATCCGAATTTTACTTTGTATGTTTTGCCATTCGCTGAAAAACTAAACATGAATTATCCTCCCTGCTTTACATCTTATTCAGTAGCCGCTGTCGGCTCAATTTTGGTATCCAGTCCCTTATATGTATTGATGATAAGAGAAATAGACATGGTTGCTGCTTCGTTCTGTGCAATTTCTGGCATTGGAATTTCGCGACCGCATTCTGCAATAACAAAGAATGAGTCGGACATATCCGGGAATGACACCTGAAACCAAGTTGCCAATCCTGTAGTTTTTGCAGCCTTAGAATCTTCGTACAGTTTTTTAATCTGTTTAACAGATTTGTCTGGATCCATGATAAATTCAATCTCCCAAGTACCACCTGTATCCTGTCTACCAGCTGCATACTGAGT